AACATTGCGGGAGGAGCTTGTTCATTTATCGGTGGGGGACGACAAAACATTGCAAGTGGTAATACATCAACAATTAGTGGTGGATATTGTAATACCGCTGTTGGTGCATGTTCATTTATCGGTGGAGGTTGCAAAAACATATCAAGTGGAGTTTATTCAACAATAAGTGGTGGGAGGATTAATACCGTAAGTGGTTGTTATTCAACCGTAAGTGGAGGATATTCTAATACCATAAGTGCCTCCTATTCAAACATAGGTGGGGGTAGATTTAACAATAATTCTAGTCTTTCGTCAGTAATTGGAGGGGGACAATCAAACGTAGCCAATTTTACTTGGGTTACAATAGGTGGAGGACGTTCAAACACCGCAAGTGCTAGTTATACAACAGTCGGAGGAGGTATGCAAAATACTGCGAGTTGCACTGCGTCAACAGTAGGTGGTGGACGAGCTAATTTCGCATCAGGATGTAATTCAACAATTAGTGGGGGTTACTCTAATACTTCTAGTGGTTATCATTCAACTGTTGGAGGAGGTCAAAATAACCGCTCAAATGTTACCGGCTCAACGGTTAGTGGTGGACGATGTAATGCAGCATGTGGTGTTTATTCAGTAATTGGTGGTGGTTTTTGTAATAGTATTTGTAACTCAACAAGTGGGTGTTTAGCGACAGGTTCAGTAATAGCTGGAGGTGTTGGTAATAATACGTTAGGGGGAACATTTGTATTATCGTCTTGTACTTTCACAGTTGCTCCAACATTAATCTCGAATTGTACCTACACATTTATTGGTGGAGGATTTCAAAATAGAGTTACAGGAACAACATCATCAGTTGTTGGTGGTAGTTGTAACGTTGCTGGTGGAGCGTGTTCATTTATTGGTGGTGGTAGTGGTAATACATCCAATGGTGTTTACTCAACAATAAGTGGTGGTTTTTCAAATACAGCAACGGGTAATTTTTCATTTATCGGTAGTGGAGGGGCAAATATTGCATTAAATTTGAGAGATACAGTTGTTGGTGGGTGTGGAAACATTGCGTGTGGGATTTCGTCTTTTGTTGGTGGTGGATTCACTAATACTGCAAGTGGTAACTATTCTACAATAGTGGGGGGTAGAACCAATGTTGCAAGTGGTAATACATCATCAGTTGTTGGTGGTTGTCTAAATATCGCTGGTGGAGCATGTTCATTTATTGGTGGAGGATGCTGTAATATTACATCAGGTCTGACATCAACAATATCAGGTGGATATAGAAACATTGCGGGTGGAGCTTGCTCAACCATAGGTGGTGGACGAAGTAATACCGCAAGTAGTCAATACTCAACCGTAGGTGGAGGGAGTGCTAATATTGCTAATGGTGATACTTCCACTGTAAGTGGGGGTATTATAAACACCGCAAGTGGTACAGGTTCATTTATAGGTGGAGGTCGTCAAAACATAGCAAGTGGTGAAACATCAACAATAAGTGGTGGTCGTCAAAATACCGCCGGTGGTTGTAGGTCAACCATAAGCGGTGGATATAAAAACACCTCAAGTGGAGGTTACTCGTTTATTGGTGGTGGTAGAAATAACACTGCAACAGGTTCTACATCAACAATTGCCGGAGGTACCACTAATACCGCAAATGGTTTTGTCTCAACCGTGGGTGGTGGATTTTTTAACACCGCAAGTGGTCCTTATTCAACCATTAGTGGAGGTCGTCAAAACACCGCAAGTGGAAGTAGGTCATTTATAGGTGGTGGGTCCAGTAATACTGCAAGTAGTTATTATTCAATTGTGGGTAATGGATTTTTTAACAATACTACTGGTTGTTCATCAGGAATATTTATAGGTCTTCGTAATGTTGTTAGTGCCGATTGTTCATTTATAGGTGGTGGTAGTGGAAACACTGTAAGTGCGGCATTTAGTGGTGTATTAGCGGGAAGTGGGAATACAATTGCATCAACGGGAACAACTTCATTTATTGTCGGGGCCAATATTTCGGTGGACAGAGTTTGTACAACATTCGTAAATAACTTGTCAATCAAAACAATTCCAACTTCATCCGCAGGACTTCCTTCAGGTTCAGTTTGGAGTAATGCTGGTGTTTTGAATATTGTCCCATAATAATCTTTACGAATGTATTTTTTATTTTATGTTTTTAACAAAACTTAAAATATGAATATAATTTTTCAAATTAATGGTGGTATCGGCAAATGTGTTATGGGTACCGCTATCTGTGAAATCATAAAGAAAAAATACCCAGAATCAAAATTAATTGTTGTATCAGGTTATCCTGATGTATTTTTGAATAATCCATTTGTTGACAGAGCATATGCCTTTGGTGAACACAAATATTTCTATTCAGATTATTTAGAAAACAAAGATTTTAAAGTGTTTGCTCACGACCCATACTTGGATACTGAACACTTAAAGAATGAAGAACATGTTATTCAAACATGGTGCAAGTTATTTGATTTGGAGTATAATGGTGAGAAAACAAACCTTTATGTTACTGAAAGAGAAAGACAATTTTATTCTAAAAAATACACAACAGACAAACCAATTATGGTAATTCAAACCAATGGTGGTGTTGAACAAAATATGAAATATTCATGGGCTAGAGACATTCCTCACCATATCGCTCAACAAGTTGTTGATAAATTCAAATATGCCTACACTATCTTTCATATTAGAAGAGACGACCAACCGGGATTGAGAGATACCGTTCAATTGACAGATGGTTTCAGAGCTGTTGCAACAGTTATATCTATGAGTTCAAAAAGATTATTTATGGATAGTTTTGCTCAACACGTAGCATCTGCAATTGGTTTATCATCAACAGTATTGTGGGTGGCTAATTCACCAAAAGTATTTGGTTATGGTATTAATAACAATATTGTTCATAATGAGTTTACCAAAAAACCTGAACTTAAATTATCATACTTAAATAAGTTTAATATTTTAGGTGAACCAATGGAGTTTCCGTTTAATTCAGAAGAAGAAATTTTTAATATTGAAGATGTATTAAAATCTTTAGAAGATTAATATGAATATACCTATTCCACAAAAGATAGAAGTAAAAGCATCCCCCATTCATGGATTGGGGGTTTTTGCTTCACAAAAAATTAAAAAGGATGAAATCATCGAAACATGTTATGCGATTTTTTTCAGAACAGATTTGGGTGATATGAATGATATACTTTTGAAATATAGATTTTCATATCCTTGTGGACACCAACCAACTCATTTCGCAATACCTCTTGGTTATGGTTGTATATACAATCATAGTGAAAATAATAATGCATTTTGGACCTGTGATTCTAATTCGGCTCTTTACTATTTCGTCGCAAATCGTGATATTGAAATTGGTGAAGAAATCTGTACTTCATACGGAGGTCCTGACTACTGGAAATTTATTAAAACAATTATATAATGGAAAAACTATTCTTTCAAAGTTCGCTACCAAGAGCTGGCAGTACAATGTTACAAAACATTTTAGCTCAAAACCCTGACATTTATGCTACACCTACAAGTGGTGTATTGGAATTAATCTATGGGGCGAGAGCTAATTACTCGTCGTCACCTGAATTCAAAGCTCAAGACACTGAATTGATGAAAAAAGGTTACTTATCTTTTTGTAAACAAGGTGTTGAAGGTTTCTTTACCGCAATTACTGATAAGAAATATGTTGTGGATAAAAGTAGAGGATGGGGTGTTCACTATGGTTTCTTGAATGAAGTATTCCCTGAACCAAAGATTATCTGTATGGTGAGAGATTTAAGGGACATCTTCTGTTCTATGGAAAAAAACTTCCGTAAGAGTCAGTACAAAGATATGGGTATTGTTAATCACGCCGAGTTAAAAGGTACTACAACACCTAAAAGAATTGATATTTGGGCCAACTCACAACCTGTGGGTATGGCTATCGAAAGATTGGGTGAAGTTTTTAGACAAGGAATAAATGAAAAAATGTTATTTGTGAGATATGAAGATTTATGTTTGTATCCTGAAGCAACTATGTTAAAGATTTATAACTTTTTGGAAATACCATTCTACGAACATAATTTTGACAACATTGAACAAGTGACCAAAGAAGACGATGAAATCTATGGAATGTTTGGTGACCACACTATTAGAAAGAGTTTGGAACTTACTCCATCAAGTGCGGTTAAAGTTTTAGGTGAAGATGTTTGTGATTGGATTTACAACAACTATCAATGGTTCTATCAAATTTTTAATTATCAGAAAAACATATGATTTATTGGTTCACAGGTCAGCCAGGTGCTGGTAAGACAACATTAGCGAATGCTTTAATTGAAAAGTGTTCTGACACTTGTATTAATGTTGACGGAGATGGTTTAAGAGAACTATTCCAAAATTTTGATTACTCTGCAGAAGGTAGAGTTAAAAACATACAATCTGTATTGGACTTGGCAAGGTTTTTAGACCATAAAGGATTTACAGTTGTTATTTCAGTTGTGGCTCCTTATAAAAGTATGAGGGACTCACTCAAAGAAACAAATGAAGTGTGTGAAATTTATGTTCATACTTCTGAAATTAGAGGGAGAGAACAAAACTTTGTTAAGGAATACGAAGCTCCAACTGAAAACTTCATTGATATTGATACAACAAATAAAACAATAGACGAATGTCTTGAATTAATACCTTTTAATAAAAAATGAGTACTTGGGATAAAAAAATTCACGTAGAATCATCTTTACCTGCTAAGGATGGTCAGTATGCCATGTTTGTCGGAAGATGGCAACCTTTACACAAAGGACATCAATCGTTATTTCAAGAAGCGTTAGATGAAGGTAAGAATGTCTTAATCTGTATCAGGGATATTCAACCTGATGAAAAAAATCCATTTACCGCTGAAGAGGTTAAGAAAAATATCGAAGAACATTATTCTGAAATGGGTGATAAGATAAAAGTCATGATAATTCCCGATATCTGTTCTATTGAATTCGGACGAGGTGTTGGTTATAATATTATAGAGAGAATACCACCACAAGAAATACATGATATTTCAGCCACAAAAATTAGAGAAGAATTAAGAGCCCAAGGTAAATTATGAAAAAGAAAATCAAAAAGTTTCAAATTAGATTCAATGTTCATTCAACATCAGAAGACACAAGATGGAGATTAATTGAAAATGGTAATGAAATCTTGGTTTCAAATATTATTATTGACGGACATACTTTTACAACACAGGATTGGATGCCTGAACTTAATGAATATAAATGGCATATCAGTTGTGAAGGACATTGTACAATCAAAGATAATGTTGCATATGTCCAAACTGTTAAGGAAGAAACGGTATTACTTCGTCATATATTAAAAACAATATCATATAGATTACTTGGAACTCTTACCACTGTTGTAGTTGCTTTATCTTGTGGTGTATCATTACAAATGTCTTCTTTATTGGGTATTGGTGAATTAACGTTAAAACCTATAATCTATTTCTTACACGAAAGATTGTGGTATAAGTATGTAAAAATTAAAAAGAAATAATTTATCTTTTTGTTCTTTTAATTAAGATTTGAATATGAAAATCTTTATTCAAATTGCATCTTATCGAGACCCACAATTAATACCAACAATTCAGTCGGCTTTAGAAAACGCAAAAAAACCAGAAAATCTGGTTTTTGCTATTGCTCGTCAGTTTCATCCTGATGATACATTTGACAATTTATCCGAATATGAAAATGATGAACGATTTAGAATATTAAATATTTTATATACTGAATCAAAAGGAGCATGTTGGGCAAGAAATCAAATCCAACAGTTATATAATAAAGAACAATATACCCTCCAAATCGACTCACATATGAGGTTTGCTCCTAATTGGGATGTTGATATGATAAACATGGTCAAAGACCTTCAAAAGAAGGGATATAAAAAACCATTACTAACAGGATATGTTTCATCTTTTGACCCTGATAATGACCCACAAGGTAGGACACAAGAACCATGGAGAATGGTTTTTGATAGATTCATTCCTGAAGGTGCGGTTTTCTTTTTACCTGAAACAATACCTGGTTGGCAGAATCTAACTGAACCTATCAAAGCAAGATTTTATTCAGCCCACTTCTGTTTTACATTAGGTAAGTTTGCTAAAGAAGTTCAACACGACCCTGAATTTTATTTTCATGGTGAAGAAATATCTATTGCCGCAAGAGCGTATACTCACGGTTATGATTTATTTCATCCTCATAAAGTTATGATTTGGCACGAGTACACAAGAAAGGGTCGTACTAAACAATGGGATGATGATTCACAATGGGTAGATAAAAACAATTACTGTCACAAAAAAAATCGTTCATTGTTCGGTATGGATGGTGAAGAGGAAATGAACCACGGTAAATATGGTTTTGGTAAGGTAAGAAGTTTAAGAGAGTATGAGAAATATTCAGGACTTTTATTTTCAAAAAGAGCTGTTCAGCAATATACCGTAGATAAAGGTTATCCACCTAACCCATATAATTTTGAGTCGGAGGAAGAATGGTTAAAGTCATTTACATCATTATTCAAACATTGTATTGATATTGGGTTTCATCAAGTTCCTGAAAAAGATTATGATTTTTGGGTGGTTGCATTTCATGATGAAAAAGATGAAACTATTTTCAGACAAGATGCGGATAGAAATGAAATCCAAAGAATGATGAATGACCCTGATGGTTATTGTAAAGTATGGAGACAGTTTAATACGGATAAAAAACCTAAATATTGGGTTGTTTGGCCACACTCGGAATCAAAAGATTGGTGTGAAAGAATAACAGGAAATTTATAATTATGAGTTTTACATTTGCAACATTTTGTTTTGGTGAAAGATATTACCAGCAAGTTAATCGTTTCATTAACGATATTTTAAATCATGATTTCAAACCACATTTGGTAGTTTTAACTGATGATTGTGATAAAATAACTAAAGCTGACTTTGTTAAATCGGTGGATATTAAAAATTACAATTCTGAATATTTGGATTATCAAACAAATTATTATGACTTTGATTTTTCAGTAAAAAGATATTCGGTTAGGGCGTCGGTTGATTTGGGATTTACAAAAGTTATTTTGGTGGATGCTGATATGAGAGTTAATCCTTCATTATTCAATGAAGAAAATATTCTTAATTCATTTATTCAAAATTGTATTTCAGGCCCTGTAACATATAATTTTTCTGAACAAATCCAATCTAATAGTGAACTTGGTAGAAGATTACTTCACTATGAAAATGTTTTTGGTTTTGAAACCGATAAAAAAAAGTTAGGGATTATGCCCGAAGATTGTATTCAATACATTGATATGGAAATGGAAAAGTTTACCCATTTTTTGGATACATGGGACAAATGTATCGAATATAAAAAAACTGATGGTTTAAGAAACATACCTGCTGGAAATATTGATGAAATGTGTTTTTCCGCATTGTATAATGGTGTTGAACTTGGTAATAACTCAAATAAATCATTAAATATTATTTACGCTCAACATGACAAATGGTACTAAAATAGTTTCGGCAATTTATGAATTAAATTATGTTCCCGAAAGAAACGGTGAAAGATATAAAAACTTTCCATTACTTGTTGCAACAATTAAGAACATTATATTTCCTGAATATCAGTACGTAATTTATACTGATAAAAATTCGTATGAAAAATTCAATTTACAATATGAGTTTAATCAACCTAATATTGAGTTTAAATTCAAAGAATTAAATACATCTGAAACATGTGAATTGATTGATAGAGTTAGAATACAAGAATTATCAGGTGGGATGAACTACGATAGGATTTATTGTGTAAACAATTATTTGGAGGTTGTATTAAATAAATTAAAGTTTTTAATTGATGAGTCATATGATTGTGAAAATGTTGTTTGGATTGATGCCGGACTTATTGGAACATCTTGTCATGACGGATGGAGAGATTATATGGCTCCACTTATTAACTCAAAAAACTTTTTGAATAAGGTAACTGAAAAAATTATTCAACACGGTTTTATTCACCTTAAAGGTAATTCTATTGTTATGAATTATGAAATGGTTGCAAGGTTTAATGAACTATTTGGAGTTGAATTAAAGGTTGTTCCAGGATGTTTATTTGGTGGTAAATCAGAAATAGTTAGACATTTGTTTGAGGGTTATTTAGACATTTTTACAAGTTATTTAGAAAAACACAATCAGTTAATTAGTGAACAAGAGGTTCTTACAGCTATCACAGGACAGAATAAAGATAAATGTTACGCTTTTGAATTTGGTGATTGGTTAGATTTACAGAAATCATTTTTAGACATTTTAGACATTTATGATGAGTCAAAATATGTGAGGGAGAAATGTTATGTTTAGTTATAACATTGTTTGTACTTCTATCGGTCGTGAAACATTACCACGATTAATTGAATCATTTAAAGACCAATTAGAATCGACAGATATTTTTACAATCATATCTGACATCAATCACGAGTTTGTCTCAAAAGTTTTATCAAGATATGAGTTTAACTTCAAAGTTAATCATATAAGAAACAATGGTGAAAGAAAGTGGAAGTATGGACATCCATTACTTAATGAAAATATTAATTCATTAAAAGGTGATTTTATAATGTTTGCTGATGATGATGACAGATACACCGAAGATGCATTTAAGGTAATTAAAGAAACAGTTAAAGAAAAAAATAAACTATACATATTCAAACACAATTGGTATGGTGATATTAATTGGAGATTAAAAGATTTCACAAGAGGTAATGTAGGTAAATGCATGGGAGTGATTCCAAACACACACAATTTACCTATGTTTCAAGAGGATGTGTTAGGCGATGTGATTTTTTATGAAGAAATCGGACAAATGTTTGAAAGTGAGTTTGTTGATTATATAATCTATAAAGTAAGAGATACGGAATGAGTAATATTACATTAGTTACAGGTTTATGGAATATAGGTAGGGAAAACTTGGAAGAAGGTTGGTCACGCTCCTTTTCACATTACTTGGAAAAGTTTGAACAACTTTTGAAGGTTGAAGAAAACTTAATAATTTTTGGTGAAGAAGAATTGGAAAAATTTGTTTGGGAAAGACGGGAACAATCAAATACCCAATTTATTAGAAGAGATAAAAGTTGGTTCATTAAAAATGATTTCTACGATAAAATACAAAAAATTAGAATTAACCCTGATTGGTATAATCAATCATCTTGGTTAAAAGAATCGACACAAGGTAGGTTAGAAAATTATAATCCACTTGTAATGTCAAAAATGTTTTTGTTAAACGACGCAAGGATTTTTGACAAGTTTAATTCAGAATATTTGTTTTGGATTGACGCAGGTCTTTCAAATACCGTTCATCCTGGTTATTTTACACACGACAAAGTTTTGGATAAGTTTAGTAAATATGTGAATAAGTTCACATTCGTTTGTTTCCCATACGATGCCAACAACGAAATACATGGTTTTTCATACCCTGAAATTAATGATTGGGCTGGTGATGATGTAAAAAAAGTTGCTCGTGGAGGTTTCTTCGGTGGACCAAAAGATACTATCGCAGAAATGAATGGGGAATATTACAACTTGATGAATGAAACTTTATCACAAGGATTCATGGGTACTGAAGAATCAATATTTTCGATTATGGTTTATAAGTTTCCTGAACTAATAAACTATTTTGAAATTGAATCAAATGGTTTGTTTGGAAAGTTTTTTGAAGATTTAAAAAATGATAGTTTAATTAAAAAGAATGAATGTAAGGTTATAGAACAAGACACTGACATTAATAAAGTTGCTTTATATGTTATAACATTCAATTCACCAAATCAATTCAGAACTTTAATTGATTCAATGTTAAGATTTGATAAAAATTATATTGATAAAACACAAAAATTTTTATTAAATAACTCAACAGATTTATCTACAACAGATGAGTATATTAAAATATGTGAAGAATATAATTTTGAACATATTAAAAAAGATAATTTGGGGATTACAGGAGGTAGACAATGGATTGCCGAACATTTTGAAGAAACAGGTTTGGATTATATGTTGTTCTTTGAAGACGACATGTTCTTTTATACTACCGAACAATCGGTTTGTAAAAATGGATTTCCAAGATATTCAGATAATTTTTATTATAAAACTTTGGAGATTATACAAAAAGAAAACTTTGATTTTCTAAAATTAAACTTTACAGAGTTTTACGGGGACAATAGTACACAGTGGTCGTGGTATAACGTGCCGCAACATTTCAGAGAACAACATTGGCCAAAAAACAAAAGATTACCACAAATGGGTTTAGACCCAAATGCTCCAAGAACACAATTCAAAGAAATAAAATCACATAAGGGAATACCATACGCATCGGGTCAAATCTACATATGTAACTGGCCAATTATACTTTCAAAAAAAGGAAGTTACAAATGTTATTTAGAAACAAGATTTCAATCCCCTTTTGAACAAACAATCATGTCTCACAACTTCCAACAGACAGTTCAGGGTAAATTAAATCCGGGTATTCTTCTAATGACACCCACCGAACACGATAGATTCGAACATTATTCAAGTGATTTAAGGAAAGAATGCTAAAATAGATATTTATAAAAAAAAGTATCTATGGAGTTTTTCATTAATAAGGGTGCAACATTACCTGTCTTAAAAATGCAAGTCGTTAAAGACGGTGTTGCTGATATTGACGAGTTTATGTCTTTGATTGAAAACTCTACCATTTATTTTTCTATGGTAAATCTTAATACAGGTGCATACAAGATACTTAACAAGTTTGGTGGTTTTGTTGAAAAAACATTTGTTGACCCAAATGCCGCGACTGAATATTATATTTATTATAGGTTCACTTCATCAGACACTAACCAATCAGGACTTTTCAAGGGAGAATTTGTTTTTCTGAATGACGAGGGAACTCAAATACTTCCGTTAAGGGAGGAGTTAATAATAAAAATAGGTGAAACTTATGTAAGTACTTAAGCATGGAATGGATAATTAAAAAAAATGCAACATTACCTATTTTTCAAATAGAAATTGCAAAAGACGGTAGAAGTGATTTTGGTAGAAACCAAGATTTACTTAATACTACTTTTTATATTTCTTTATACGATGAAGTTTCAAAAAAGTTCAAAGTAACTTCAAAACCTTGTTATGTAACTTACAGTTCTTCAACTGTTAATAGTGAAGAAATAGTTTATTTCTTAAACTATCAGTTTACGAATAGGGAAACAAATTTAAGTGGAAGATATTCAGTTCAAATTTCTGCTCAGGATACAGATGGAGTGATTGTTTTACCACTTAAAGAAAAGGTTTATGTTTCAGTTTTAGAAAGTTTCAGTTTGGATTATACTCCATATTCAAACAATTACATTATAGACAGACCTTGTTGTGACCCATAATAAAATAAAAAATCAATATATTTATAAATAAAAAACATTATGGGACAATTTTCAACAATTCACATATTCGGTTATGGTGAAACTCAAATTATCGGACAAACTAATAATGGTAAAGTTGAATCCTCTTCTTTAACTACTTTAACTTCATTTGTCGACCACGTAAAAACATTTTTACCACCAACAGGTGTAACACTAACTGATTATCATGTAATTCATATCTTCGAAGGTACGGACGTAAGATATTTAGGTCAAGGTACTGAAGACAGAACTGTAGAAACATCTTTTTCAGTTACTTGGTCTCAGATTGACCAAACATTATTAACAGCATTGGTTGATGAAATTATCTTACTAATACAATCATAATCTTAAAAAAGTTACAAGAACCCCACTTCAAAAGAGTGGGTTTTTTTATTTGACTTATAATTTTTATTTGGTTAAACTTACCACACAAGGTAAATTCCGACCTTAATTCGGAAGCAAATACACCATTTAAATTTATGATATCAAACGAAGAAATTGAAAATTTCCTTCAAGGAAATGATGACGAAAAATATATCGTCAGTGTAGAATACGATTACGTCAAAGATTGTGTTTGGAAAATTATCGAACACCCAATTCACGGAAAACAGATTAAAAAAGATACCTTCATCCCATTCGCTTGGGTAGGTGATTTACGTGGATTGAACTTTTACAAGTCCTCAAAGGCGTTACAAAAAGAGGCGATGACAAAACACAAAATTGTTATTGAAAAATTAAGAACAGACGGTAATGAACGATTAGAAAAAGGATTGACTTTCATGGTTAAATCTTTAAATGGTTATCGTTCATTAATACAATTTTTTAGGGATGGTGGTGTTGACCCGTGGGGTGAAACAACAAAAGGATTGGTACTCATATTACCACCTGTTGAACAGTTCTTGGTTACCAAAGAAAAAAGGTTATTCAAAGGTTTTGAGGATTACAACAGTATTACGAGGTTTGTATTTGACTTGGAGACGACCGCATTAGAACCAAAAGACGGTCGTATATTCATGATAGGTATGAAAACCAATAAAGGTTTCAGTCAAGTAATTGAGTGTTCAAATGAAGACCAAGAGAGGGAAGGTATTATTAAGTTTTTCAACACCATAGATGAACTTAAACCAAGTATTATCGCTTCTTACAACGGATTTAACTTCGACTGGTTATGGATTTTTGAAAGAGCTAAAGCTTTGAACTTGGATATAAGAAAAGTTGCTAAAACATTAAATCCAATTAACCCAATTAAACAATCCGAAAGTTTATTGAAACTTGCTAACGAAGTTGAAAGGTTTAATCAGACATCAATGTGGGGTTATAATGTTGTGGATACATTACACGCAGTTAGAAGAGCTCAAGCAATTAACTCTTCTATTAAATCTGCAGGTTTGAAATACATTACTCAATATATTAAAGCGGAAGCCCCTGACCGTGTTTACATCGACCACACAGATATTGGTCCGTTCTATGCAAAGAAAGAAGAGTTTTGGTTGAACATCCAAAATGGTAAATATAAGAAAGTGGGGATAGACCCCACAATTGATGAGGCGTGTTCAAAGTACTCAAACATCTACATTAAGACAACAGGTGATGATTTAGTTGAACGATACCTTGACGATGACTTGGAGGAAACTCTAACAGTTGACGAAGAATTCAACCAAGGTTCATTCTTACTTGCGTCTTTAGTTCCAACAACATATGAAAGGGTTTCAACAATGGGGACTGCTACATTATGGGAAATCCAAATGAGAGCATGGTCTTATAAACATATGTTAGCAATTCCTGCTAAAAATGAAAAGACAGAGTTTGTCGGCGGACTATCACGACTACTTAAAGTAGGATTTTCTACTGATGTATTGAAACTTGACTTCTCATCACTTTATCCTTCAATACAGCTTGTTCACGATGTATTCCCAACCTGTGATATTACAGGAGCAATGAAAGGAATGTTAAATTACTTCCGTAATACTCGTATCAAGTATAAAAACTTGGCCAAGGAATATCAGGACATTGATAAAAAACAAGCAACATCTTATGACCGTAAACAATTACCGATTAAGATATTCATTAATTCAATGTTCGGCGCGTTATCCGCACCACAAGTATATCACTGGGGTGATATGTATATGGGTGAACAGATTACTTGTACAGGACGACAATACTTACGTCAGATGCTACGATTCTTTATGAAACGAGGATACACACCACTTGTATGTGATACGGATGGTATGAACTTCTCATTACCTGAAGGTGGTGTGGAAGACAGAGTTTACATTGGTAAGGGTAAGAATTGGTTGGTTAAAGAGGGTAAAGAATACAAAGGTTACGATGCCGATGTTGCTGAGTTTAACGACACATTTATGAAAGGTGCTATGGGATTAGATTGTGATGGAACATGGAAATCATGTATGAATATTGCTCGTAAGAACTACGCAACAATGGAACATAATGGTAAGATTAAACTTACAGGTAACTCAATTAAGAGTAAAAAATTACCATTATATATTGAGGACTTCTTAGACAAAGGAATCAAGATGTTGTTAGAAGGTAATGGTCAAGATTTTGTTGAGTGGTATTACGAATACTTGGAAAAGATTTATAATAAACAAATTCCACTTATGAAGATTGCTCAAAGAGCAAAGGTTAAATTGTCTATTGACGACTATAAAAAACGTTCAAAAGAAAAGACCAAAGCAGGTAATGAAATGTCACGTATGGCACATATGGAATTGGCTATGAGAGATGGTATTGCGGTTAGTTTGGGTGATGTAATATTCTATGTAAATAATGGTATTAAAGCATCACACGGGGATGTTCAAAAAGTTAACCAACCTAAGAAGGGATGGTCACAATCTGATTTGGATAATATGATGGAAGGGTATGGTAAAATACCTCGTGAAATGGTTGAATCCTATGTAAAACTTAATTGTTATAGATTAAATCCAGCTGAATTAGAATCAAATCCTGATATGACAGGTGAATATAACGTAGCAAGAGCCGTAGTAACATTTAATAAACGAATTGAACCTTTATTGATTGTTTTTAACAAAGAAGTAAGAAATAACTTAATTGTTAATGACCCAAAAGATAGAGGTATCTTCACCAAAGAACAATGTAAACTAATTAATGGTGTTCCTTTTGAACCTGAAGACCAAGATAGTATTGAGGACTTATTAACAATTACAGACCAAGAATTAAAGTACTGGGAAAAACGAGGTGTTGACCCTGAATACATTTATGAATTGGCGGAAGAAGGTTGGGAAGAAATGGTTTAAGATTGTTTTAATCCGTCAGATGACACTATAAACCAAGAACCAAAAGCATAATATAGTTCAACACAGGCGCCCTTTTCAATATTGAGCTCATTGAACTCTTCATCAATCAAACCCTCAATGGGTTTGATTTTTGTATTTGTAAGAGCTTTAACAATTACATGGTCAGTATTAGAGTGATTTAAGATAATTTCAATTTCATCTAATTCTTTTGTGATAACTACTGATTCTCCTTCTGTTGTATAACTTTCGTCTGAAACCATACATACTTCAGAAGTTTGTAAAACTTGTGTTCCGATAACTCTACGCATCGGAATTGATTTTTGTATACTCATAAAAATTAAATTACATACATGTTTCTTGGGAACGCTCTGAACTTCATTTGTTTATTTAGATTTTCAGCTAATAACGCTTCACGTTCCATAATCTTTTCAGGTCTTAATCTTGTTAATCTACCATCTGCACCAATTAACTCTTCAATTAGTTTTGTTTTTTCATCTTTACCTTCAGTTGCCAATGATGCGTAATCCATTGTTAATTCTGAATCAGGAGTTTTTAAGTTACCTGAATATTTTCCTCTTACTTTAGCCAATGTTTCTTTACATCCTGCCACAAAATATCTTCTAACCCACTGTTGAGCAGGTTCATTTAAGTCAGACCAAGATATAGAGTTCATAGGAACGTCAGACGGAAGTTTAATTATGTCAGGATTTGCAGCCAAACATGCGTCTCTGTCCTCAGGTCCAACATCGTAATACCAATACCAAACTTGAGAGTTTCTTAGTGATGAGTTACCAAAGTCAAATTTTCCACCTGGTGTTTGCATTAAATGAATTGCCTTTTTACCATTAGGTAAACCTGTAATTCTATAAGTTAAATCACCCGCAATAATTCTTCTTTGGATATTAATTTCTTGTAATCTTAGTAACATATCAAATGCTGGCATCATAAAGTATGAACCTGTATAACCCATTTGTGAATACCCCGCCGGACCACCCATTCCATACCCACCAAGAGCTCCAAAACTCCATGGGTCAAATAGTATATTGTTAAGTGCGGTTGGAGTAAACCATAATAATTCATTAACCTCACGACCTGCTGGGATTTCGTAAATCTGTTGGTTAGGTACTAATGTTATATAATCCTTCTTCAAAACCCAATCACCAAGTGGACTTGATTGTAGACCAACAATTTTAGAATATGCTTGAGCGTATCTATTTTCAAAATCTAAACTTTTAGTGACAAACGCTCTTGATAAAGATTGAGTATCTAAATTCAAATTGTTTAATGATGTCCATTGGGATTCAATTAACCAATCTTGAACATATTGGGAGTAATCCCCAATAGAAAATTCCAATATTGAGTCCATTTGTTCATCTTCTAATTCGATTGAACGAAGTGGGGCTCCAAGTATGTGTCTTACTTTTGTATAAAGTTGACTTCTGAAAGGTTCTGCAATTATTGTATTCATGAAATGATATTTTTATATAAATATCAATTCACAGTATAAATTAAATTATCGGTTGGGATTTTAAATAAACTTGAACTGAAATCAACATTTTCGTTCTTAAAAATATATACAGGTTGGTTTAAGTTAGAAAAAATTAATAGGTCAGTATTAAACTTCTTAACAAAACCTTTGATTTTAATATGATAGAAACCTTCAATTACTTCCATACTCAAAATAGGTTTAACCTGAGCTGATTGTATTTTATTATCAAAATTTACTATTAAGTCAGTTCCCGCAAAATCTTCTTTGGAACCTAAACTACCTATAAGAGTTGCGGTCTTTTCACCAAATTCTTTGTTAATTTTGTTCGCAACATATGTTTCAAGGTCACCACCTTTTTTGTGAGTCCTATTCAAAAGGGACATAATCTTGTCTAAAGTTTTGGAACCTTCGAATATTCTTTTTCCAAATCCGTATGTTTTTAAAACTGAACAAAATCTATCAATTTCTTGAATTTGTTTTTCAGGAGTTACACCAATGAATTCTAATTTTGGTTGATTTAATCTTTGTAAAACAATGTTAATATCTTCAACTAAAATTTTAAACCCAATATAGTTTGTGTTCAATTTATTAATTACTGAACGACCCTCTGTTTCATAGTTGTAAATACCTGAAGCGGAACCGTGATGATATTCGTTATTTTCATACCACTTATCTGACATAACACTTTTCAAAGTGTTATCAATACATTTTCTATATTTCCAAAGGACTGTTTTGTTGTTACTGAAAATATCTGCAAAATCAGAAGTATTATATTCTTCCATCAAAAGTTTTTTATTAGAAACGGATTCTTTTAAATTTTTGTTAGTTTTGGTTTTGTATAAATCATTAACAAATTTCCAATTAATTACATCCCAAAAGTTTTCAATATATTCGTCTCTTTTATTTTGGTATTTTAAATAATAAGCGTGTTCCCACAAATCTAAACCTAACAACGGAAAACCACCATTGTTTATTATGTTCATAAGTGGATTATCTTGATTTGATGTGGACATAACTTTTAATCTCCCACCATCGGTCAAAACTAACCAACACCATCCTGAACCAAATCTTTTTCTTGAAACCTCTTCAAATTTAGTTTTGAAGTTACGGTATGTTCCAAATTCTTTTACAATCTTTTCAAAAATTTCACCACTTGGTTTTTGTGGTGTGGGTGACAACATCTTCCAAAATAATGCGTGATTGAAAGCTCCACCCGCATTGTTTCTTATTGTTGTGTTATATTTTGATATTTGTTTTACAATTTTTTCAAGTTCAACATCACCATAATCTTTCTTACGAAGAGCTGCATTAAGTTTTTTAACATACCCCTTGTAATGTTTCTGATAGTGAAACTTCATTGTTTCAGGGTCAATAAATCTTCTTAAAGATGCGTAACCGTAAGGTAACTTATCAATACCTATGGTCTTCATTTCGTTTATAAAAAACTTGGTTTCGGGTTGTGTTTCTTCACCCAATATACGACTAACTAATGACTCTGATAAAATGTTTAATGATTTCATTAACAATAAATACTTACTTACTATTGATTTCGTTAAGTATTTGTTCCACAATATCTACAGAATTATCTTCTATATCACCCATTACAGTTCCGATAATCTGTTTCTTGTGTGAAAGAATGTCGTAGATTACGCCTTCAATAGTGTTTTCAAATAAAGGATAATATATTGAAACGGAATTTTTTTGGCCATATCTATACGCTCTGTCCTCAGCTTGGGAATGTTCGGCTGGAACAAATGATAAATCATTCATAATCACCGCTTCACCCGCAGTTAATGTTAGACCAACTCCTGCGGCTTTCATATTACCACAAAAAACTTGGACTTTATCACTTTCTTGGAACTTGTCCACAGCGTCTTGTCTTGATGGTTTTGGTGTTGAACCGTCTAAATAAACAGATTTTTTTCCAAAATGTTCGTGTATCTTTTTGAGTGGTTCGGTGAAGTTACTGAAGATAATAACTTTCTTACCTTGTTCAATAATATTCTCAGCAAGTTCAATTGTGATAGGTATTTTTTCCTCAGCAATCACCTGTCTTACTTTCATCAATTTTGTAAACTGAACCGAAAGTGATTTTGATTCTTCTTGTCTGTTGTTATACCAATCATAATACTCTCCCATAAGACCTTCATACAATCTTGATTTTAAACGAAGGTAAACGGGGGTCATAATTTTTTCAGGTAAATCCAAAACTTCAGTTTTTAATCTTCTTAAAATCTGACGAGAAGTTCTTTCTCTTAATTCTTCTAAATTGGATGCTCCTGTAACATTCCAAATCTTTTTACCACCAACTCTAAACTGATAACCTGCACAATATCTGATAGCGTATGCTTGCCAGTTTTGACTTACAGGACTATCAATAAGTTTCAAAATATTGTAATAATTCATTGGACGAGAAGTCATAGGTGTCCCCGTTAGTAACCAAAGTTTCTTAATGTTCTTGGTTAAGTCCATTATGATTTTAGTTCTCTGAGCTTGAGCATTTGAAACATAATGTGCTTCATCTATAATAACCAAATCAAACTTTGAATTAAGAATAATAGAATTGTCTTTGTCTTTTGGGTCGTGAAAGTTTTTAAGAATGTCGTAGTTTACAATGATGTAATCCGCATCTTCAAACTTCTTTCCTTCACAGATGTATATTGACTTATCTGTGTAATTTCTGATTTCCCTTTCCCAATTTATTTTAAGTGAAGCTGGACAAATGATTAAAACTTTTTTAGCTCCACTTTCTAAAGAAGCAATAACTGTCGAGGTAGTTTTGCCAAGTCCCATATCATCAGCTAAAATGAATTTATCGTTCTTCAATAACTTTTCAATGGCTTCTTTTTGGTGAGCGAGTGGAGGTCTTTTATCATACTTTGTGTAATCAACATCAACCAAGTTTTCAGTGTGTTGTTTAATAACGGCAGCTTTTGGTATCCAAAAATCGTGAATAGTTTCTGCACTAAAAATTTTACCCCAAATATGATACGACTTATCTTTCTCGACTAAAATCTTTTCAACATAGATTTTATCAGGTTCTTTAATGAATGGGTTGTCCTCAACAAGTTTTTGTGAAAAATAAGAATCAATATCAACCCATTTCTTAGCAACTTTTGGAACTACTGAATTATAGTCAACAATATAATCACACTGAGCTCTCGTTGGGACATACTTTTTATTTGACTCAATCTGTTTTTTTAATTTTAGGATATAGTTATTTGACCCTTGGTAATTTTCAAGAATAGATATAGCTTGTTGCTCAATACTTAAATGGCCTGATTGTGTCGTCAAAATAGTATAATTGATATACAATATTAATAATAATAAAAAAAAGAATATTTATCAATATGACAAACAGAGTAGTTCCAATAACAAGATTAGGTAAATTTTTCGGAGGTGAAGATTTTAATTTAGACGTTGGTATGGGTAGAGAGTGGTTAGAGGGTGATATGAACTTTACACTTATTCTTTACAAAGTTGATAAAAAGAAAACTAATGTTGATGATGTTTATGGTGAAGCTCAAGAAGATGGAATTAAATTTTTACCTCCTGTTGAATTTAAAGCGTACTTACAAATTGTTGCTCCTGAAAACAAGTTTCTTGGAACAAGTAAAATTAATCAATTAGAACCAGGTAACGCAAGGATTTCTGTTTATCAATCACATTTGGATGAACTTGATATTGACATTGAGTATGGTGATTATATTGCATATTACGAAACTGAAAGTCGAGTTAGATATTATGTGGTTAATAATGACGGTCGTGTGGTTTCAGATAACAAACACACCTACGCAGGTTATAAACCATTTTACAGAACGATTAATGCATCACCTGTAATGGAAAACGAATTTAGAGGATTATAATGATACCAAAGATAAAAAAAACATTACCATTAACATACCCACCTATTGGTTATGAAAGAAGATTAGAACTTCTTGAAGATATCAATAAGGATGGGACCTATTTACCTAAATCTATATTACATGAGGATTTAGATAGAGGATTTTTGGATTTTGTTAAGAATGAATTAAAAACTGTTGTTTCGGGTAAAGTGGTAAAAGTTGTTGATATTTTGATGACAACTCAAAATTGGGCTCAATTCACTCAAACGTGGGATTTTAATAATATTGATAAAAATGTCCAACCTCCGATTATTACAACCGTTAGAACTCCTGAAGTTAAATATGGAACGTTACCTTCATTAAAGTATAATATACCGAATAGAAAACAGTTTTATTATGCCGCGGTACCTACTTGGGACGGACAAAGAAAAGGTGTTGACATTTATACAATTCCACAACCTGTTCCTGTTGATATAAAATATTCTGTTAAAATAATTTGTAACAGAATGAGGGAAATAAATAAATTTAATCAAACTGTAATTGAAAAATTTGCATCAAGACAAGCTTATACTAAAATTAAAGGACATTATATTCCAATTATTTTAGATGATATTTCTGATGAATCTGTAATGGATGTTGAAAAACGAAGATATTATATTCAATCATATGGATTTACTTTACAGGGGTTTTTAAGTGATGAAGAAGAATATCAGGTTAAACCAGGTATTAGTAGAAGTTTAGTTTTGGTTGAATTAGATAATCGAAAGAAAAAGGTTAAGAAAAAAGTAAACCCTTCAAACCCTGACCAGTATTCATTTGACGCTAACTTTAATTCATCAACAACTGCATATACTCACACATTTAATTATACCGCAAATATACAAGTTATTGGTAGTGAAAATGTTGCGTCTTACGATATCTATATTAACAATTTATATTACGGAAACAGTTCCACTCAACTTCAGACAGGATTTATTCAAGTTAATGATGGTGATATATTAACACTTAATATTGTCAAAACTAATGCTGGAGTTGCTTCAATATCTATGGTTTCAAATCTACTTTAATTTTCACCGTAGATATCTTTTTTTTCTTTACATGTTTCAACTATTAAGTTTTCTAAAAACTTATGAATTTTGTATCCATGTTTAATACAGTAGTTTTTTAGTATTTCGTGACTTTCGGGTGATATTTTAATGTTCTTAATTTTCAAGGTAGAAAAAAGGTAGAATTTATTCCTACTGATTGATAAATAGTTAATTATTCCATTAGTTTTTGACTAAAAAGACAATATTTATCAATAAAATAAATTTTTAAAAACATTTAAAATAAAAATGGCAACTTCAAACAAAGTTTTCGTCTCACCTGGTGTATATACGTCAGAAAGAGATTTATCGTTTGTTTCACAGAGTGTCGGGATTACCACTTTAGGTATTGCGGGGGAAACTTTAAAAGGACCTGCATTTGAACCTATCTTCATAACAAGTTATGGAGAGTTTGAAACTTACTTTGGTGGAACAACTCCTGAAAAATTTGTGAACACACAAATCCCAAAATATGAAGCAGCATACATTGCTAAATCATACTTACAACAATCTAACCAATTGTTTGTCACAAGAATTTTAGGATTATCAGGTTATGATGCGGGTCCATCATGGACAATTACAACTGTCGCTAATGTTGATTGTAATACTGTTGCACTAACAGGTTCACCAACTACATTTACTGCAACTTGGGTTGGAACGACCGCTTCAACATCAACTGTAACAATTTCAGGTTTACCTGCAGGAATTGTTAATCCGACAACACCATATACAACATATAGTGGTGGTTCGTCAACTATCTATTCAAATTTACAAAGTTTGATATATGGTGCAATTTCAACACCATCAACATCTGCTTCTTCAATATATTATTTTGGGGCGGTATCAGGTAACCAAGTTACTGTAAATATTGCAAACGGATACTCAGCGTCAACTAATGTATTTGGTGTTGATTCAATAAGTACATCAAGTATTAATTATTGTTCAGATGTTAATGATGTTTGGTATTACGCAACGTTTACGCCTCCAACAAATGGTGAGAATTACAATGGATATTCTTTCTATAGTAATATTGGATTGATGACAGGAAACACTGTAACAGGTGCTTATAGTGGTACAATAACAGGTAACATTTATAATTTTTCAGGTTTAACTTATTCAGGTTATAACGATTTAGTTGTTGCAACTCTACGTTCAAGAGGTATCACTAATTATTCGGCAAATCAACATGGACCTGATTATCAAGTTACTGGAACAACCGACGTACAAATGGTTTGTACAGGAGCTTATTCTGGTGTAACAACAAATCCATTTAGTACTTTCTTAGTATCGGGTATCACATATGAAAATTCAACTTTCCAATTTGAAACTTCATTCCAGTCATCAAACGCAAATTACATATCGAAAGTATTTGGTGTTGAAAACTTTGCGAAAGATAGAACTGAAGTTCCTTTGTTTGTTGAAGAAAGATACCCAACATTATTAAACTATGGTTATAATAAAGGATTTATTAGAGGATTAAATTGTTCATTAATTTCTTTACCTGAAGCTAGAAACAATGATATTTCTTCAATCGCATACTATTTGGAAAGATATCAAACTCCGGAATCACCGTGGTTAGTTTCTGAATTAAGAGGTAATTTAGTTTATAGATTATTCAAGGTTTATACAATTGCGGATGGTAACGACGCTAATACTGAAATAAAAATTTCTATAGCAAATATTTCATTTAACAATGGAACGTTTGACCTTATTGTTCGTGATTTCTTTGATACAGATGCTAATCCTGTTGTTTTAGAAAAATTCACAAATTGTAGTATGGACCCATCCGAAAATAACTTTGTGGCTAAAAAAGTAGGTTCATCTGATGGTGAATATGCGGTAATGTCAAAGTATATTTTTGTGGAAGTTAATGATGAGGCACCTGTAGATGCATTACCTTGTGGATTCGAAGGTTTTGTTACAAGAACTTATACTGGTGGTAAATCACCTTTCCAAGTTTACAAAACTAAATATGATTATCCAGGTGAAGTAATCTATAATCCACCATTTGGAACAACTGCTAGTGGTTCTAATAGTGTGTCAAGTTCAGGTGATAATATCAGAAGAACTTATTTAGGTATTTCATCAGCAGTGGCGTTTTCTTCGGATTCACCAGGTTATGACCCTGACTTTTTCCAATATAAAGGAATGCCAAATCCTACTACTGCAACTTGTACAGAACCTTCACACGTATATTGGCCAAATGTTACAAAAGGTTTCCACATGGATTCAGGAGCAACATCAATTACTATTGCGAACGCTTACCAAAACAGTGGACAAACAGCATTTGACTGTGGGTCAGGCTCATTTAGTTCTGAACCTACATCACAAACAAATCCTTATTACTTCTTGTATTCTCGTAAGTTTACTTTATTAGTACAAGGTGGATTTGATGGATGGGATATATACAGAGAGTATAGAACTAACGCTGATAGATTCCAATTAGGTAATACAGGTTACAAACAAGGAGCTTCGTCATGTGCACCTTACACTGACTCGACAGGATGGGGAGCGTTTAAACAAATTACTGTTGGAGACAACACTGTTGATTACGCAAATACTGACTATTACGCATACCTATTAGGAGCACAGTCATTTGCAAATCCTGAGGTTACAAATATAAACGTACTTGTAACACCTGGTGTTGATTATGTTAATAACAATGCGTTAGTTGAAGCAACAATAGGAATTG